ACAAGCCGCCGCCTTTCATTTTCTTTGCCTCATCAGCTTTGGTAAATTCCTTACCAACTTTTTGAGAGATGCCAACCTTCTTAGCGAACGCAGGGTTATGTGCGACCGCCGCCATCAAATTGTGTTGAGCTGGTGACTTGCTTGGCATATTAAGGGCCGTCTTTGATCAAGATGATGTTGAAGTACGAACTCACTGCGTTGTTTGCGGCGGCTCCGATTGCGCTTGCGCCTACACAGTTCTTTTCTGGAATTATGTAAGGCTGTACAAAATCAAACACAGCGGCGTTGTTGTTTACTGCGGCAACCGCACCAACACGCAAGATGTTGTCTGTGCCGTGTTGCTTTAGAAAGGTAGTCACAGAAGTCGAGCCAGAGGCTTGACCAGCAGAAATTGAACCCGTTGTCATATAACCTGTGAAGCCTGCTGGAACACAGTAATGACCAGTGGTGCGCTGGTTGTAACCGATTGCAATGATGTCATACAAAACTGCTGGGACACCTGATGTCACCGTGCCAGTGCCAGCATTGATGTTGCCTGCGTTTGCTCCACCAGAACCAACTGTAGCGACATAAAAACTGTTCACATAAAGGTACGATTTTGTTGTGTTGACCGCTGTTTGACCGTTCAATATTACGGTTTCGCTCACCACAGCAAAATTGCCGTCAACGCCTTCAATAAAAACGGTTCGCGCACCAGTGCCAGCAGAGGTGTCGTCGGCGCTAGATGAGCTGATTTTTAAAACAGATGCAACGGTTGGATGCGGAATAAGACCGCCATCAGGCCAAATTGTTTCTTCAGATGTGTCCACATCTGGGTTGTATCCAAACACAATGACCGTGCTGTGGCCTTGAATTTGACCGCGAGAGACCTGCAACTCGAACGGTTCATATGCGCCTTGGCGCGAAATAGATGAAATTACGGTTGCCATGTGGCTCTCCAAAATAAATTAAAAGCAGGGGCCGAAGCCCCTACCTTGTTTTAGCACTTCACAGATCCACCGCGCTTTTTGGCGGGTGTCACAGTGACTGACTCTTTGGTCTTCGTCACGCTGTCAGCTTTGGGTGCAGTAGAGAACAGGTCTTTGGCCACGCTCTTCACTTTACCCATCACCTTGCTTGGGAAGCCACGGATCGCCCGTGCCATCGCCATGTCATCAGCATCAGGTCCGATCGACTTGTCGTATGCACCTTTTGAAAGGTCGACGTTGCCGCCCTCTGCAAGCTTCATGCGACTAGCTGGACCATACTTCATGTTCGAGTCAGCCTTGGCTGCACGAAACGATGGAGCATTCTCAGAGGCAGACATCTTCTGCAAGCGACCTTCAGCGGGCGTCACCTTGCCACCAGCCTTGTAAGTACCAGCGAGTTCGTTGATTCTTACGGGCTTGGGTGCAGGCTTGCGACCTTGAGGCATCGCGACGGGACGACCTGAATTAACAGTACCCCCCGCCGCGTAGGCTTTTTTTGCTGCACCACCTTTTTTGTACATGCCATCAGCCATCATGCCTTCGTCCATCATGCTGTTACCAGCCATGCCGCCGTCCATCATGCCTTTGACTTTGCCGCCCTTTTTGTAGCCGCCGCCATTTGACTTAGCAACACCACCAGTAGCGTAGCCACCAGCGTTGCCCATCTTCACGCCACCAGTTTTGGCAGGTGAATGATCAGGCTTGGCTGTGTCCATCTTGGTGTTGCGATACTCGCCGCCTTGGCCTTCAGTATTGATGATGCCGCCCTTGGCGTAACCACCTTGACCGTTGACCACACCACCAGTCTTCAGGCCTTTATGGCCTTTGCTAGCAGGCTTTGACTCGTGAGACTTCAGCTCTTTTTCAAGACCCTTCATCTTTGACATCTCAGCTTTGTGAGTAGCTTTGGACTCGCCGCCCTTAGCCATACCGCCTTTTTTCATGGGAGGTGCTGACATTGGCATTGCAGGCTGCATTGAAGCTGCACCGCCAACTGGACCAGCAGGGCCAGCACCAGCGGGCATGCCCTTCATGGCGCGGCGGCGCATGGCCAGCGAAGGCTTCATTGGCGAGCGACCCATTGGCATACCGCCACGGGCGGGCATTGCAGGGGGCATAGGGCCAGCGGCGCTCATGGGCGAACCCATCATGCCACCGTCAGCCTTTTTGGCCACCTTGCCGCCTTTTTTGAGCTTCAGTTCAACTGAAGGCTCAGTGGTCTCCATTTTGACCATTGGTTTAAATTGACCCATGTCGCTCTCCTTTTAGGCTTGCGTGACGCCAAAAGCGCCAGTGCGGGTTGCATTAGGACCAACAGCAATTGCAGGCAGGGCGATGGTCATGACCAAGCGCTTGATGCCGTCAGCCGCACCGTTGGGTGTGAACGTGCCGCGCACATCACCAGTGGTGGTGGTCGCAGTAGCCGTGACGGCTGCAACAGCAGTACCAGCGTTGTCAGCCAAGGTGTTGTTGTAGCCAGCGTGGACGATGTAGCCCAAGTCGAGGATACGAACAGGAGAGCCAAGGATGTCAGTAGTGCCAATAGCAATCGTTGCGCCCAAAGCACCAGAGATGCTTGCAGATGCAATTTGGTAGAAGGCTTTTTTGCCGTTTACCGTGGTTGATTGAACAGTGCCAGTGGCAATCACTTCGCTCATTGGCTGGCCGTAATAGTCGTAGCCAGTAATGGTCACGTTACGGTTGGTCAATGTGCCAGTACCAGAAACGATACTGACTGCGCGAGGGCAATCAAGCTGCAACACTGTAGTACCGTTGTTCAGCACCACAGAAGTTACAAAGCTTCCAGCAGTCAACGCAATTGTTGACGAAGTGGTTTGAACAGCCGCAATGTTGCTTGCTGCAAGTGCCTGAGGAACAACATCCCAAACGTAAACGCGGCCCAAAGGACCAACGCCGACGCTCATTGGAGAGGGGTTGCCCAAGAAGGCATTGCCTGCACCAGTAATGGTTGCGCTTGCTGAAGTTTGTGAGGCGCTTATGGTGTAAGTGCCAACGCCGCCAGCACCAGTGCCAAAAGCAGTGATGTAAGCGACTGTGCCCACGTTTGCGCCGTCGATCCACATGCCAAGGGTGATTGGATCACCAGAGAGCATTTCGGTCACGGTCAACGTGGTTGTTGAGATTGAGCCAGTAAATGTGGCTGAGTTAGGGTACACGTCGAGGCCTTGATAGCCTACTGCCGTGCCCAGAAAGAGATCATCTGAAAATTGAGGCATCGTCTTCTCCTTGAAAAGCTTGACGAATTAACGAAAAAAGGGGCGGGTTTTTATTCCCGCCCCGCTTGGCACTTTACACGCCGGGTGTGCCGTACATGGCACGCGGGTCGGTGAAGCCGGGGATGTAACGCTCGGTAGCCTTGTAGCGCATAGAGTCGGTCTCGAAATCACCTTCCATGGTTTTCTCAAGCTTACGACGCATCAGCAACTTCATGCCTTCAGGAGCATCAGTCTGTACGAAGAACGCGGTAGCGCTCGTCAAACGGCTGATAACAGCAGCGCCTTCATCCAACAAGCCAATAGACTTGACAGGGTTCAGGTCGTTGTTTGCTGTACCAGAGCGCAAGACGCTCTTCAACAGAACTTCGGCTTGAAAGACGTTACCGGGGGCCACCACCAATTGGCGGGGCACAAGGCGGATCTTCTTGCCGTTGTTGTCCACAGCTTGACGGATTTGAATCAGCATCTGCTCCAGAGAAGTCTGGGACAGGTTAGCCGCAGTGGCCAACTGGTTGCTGAAAGTGCCGTTCACGATGGGGTGTGATGGGTTGATCAGGGACACGCCGTCGCCGCCGGGGAAGCTGCTGTTGAACGCACGGTTCAAGATATTCGCGCACAGGGTCTCTTTTGTCTCGATAAGAGACTGAGCCAAGTGACGAGCATAAACCTGACCGATACGGATATGGTCGCCGTCTTCAACCAACACTTTGGTCAACGCGAAGGCCAAGCCATACACGTTGTACACATAGCGCTGCAAGAAGAGCACGCCACCCTGTTGATAGCTGACAGGAGTACCGTCAGGCAACTGGGGAGCCGCGCCAAAACCGTACAAGACGGGTTCTTCGTGGTAGTTACGGGGAATACCGTCTTGCTCGCGGAACACACGGCTCCACTCGTCGGTACGTTGGTCATAGACTCCATCGAAGCATTCGTTGAGGATAGGTTCAACAATACTTCTAAAGTCCGTACTGCGCATTGGTGCTGCCATTTTATTGCTCCTTAAATAGCGTTAATGGTAGCAACGTACTGGCTGCGGCTCACTTGAACCTGCACCACAGTAAACGCATCGCCCCAAGCGTTATCAACGCCGTTAGACAAACCGATGATACGCAGATCACCGACGTTACCCGAACCTACCAAAGAGGTAGAGATCATGCACTGAGACAAGCCTGTGGTTGTGGAACCAGCAGTGATGCTTGCAAAGTTGGCTTGATCGCCGATCGAGGTTTGTGCCAAGCTACCGTTAGCCTGAATGTCGTACACGATATTCGGGTCAGAGTAGTAGTAGGTCACTTGTGAGCCAGTTTGGTAGGCGGTGTTAGCCACCCACTGGTTGCTGACCAGACGACGACCAGTCACATCAGTGTACTCATGGCCAGCAAAAGCACCTTGGAAGGCGCTGCCAGCAGTGGCTGCAATGATGTTTCCAGACGTATCAAGGGCTACAGGCTGGCCTTTGAGGATGCCAGTGTTGTAACCAGAAGCGATGCCGTTTGCGAGCGCCACAGCGCGATCCAGACCCGATGGGTGGAACGAAGGACGCAGGCCGAACGGAGCAGAGGTTGCACTCATAATTAACTCCTTTGTTAAGTCCTCACCCGTAAAACACGGGGGTTGGGACGTTTCGGTTCAAATTGCCAAAGCCTTCACCTTCAACGCTTCCCAGACTTCTGCCTGAGCTATCGCGGTTGCCTTGAAGCTGTTCAACTTGGACCTGAACTTTGTCAGATTCCTCGTTTGGAGCCTCATGGTGCATTTGAGTCATGACCTCTTGATAAACATCCATTGGAAGCTTATACAAGCGCATCTCATTGCACGCGATAAAACCAATGTCTTCGCCAGCCTTTACGCGGTAGTTGTCGAACCCGGGTAACTCATCCGCCTTAACGGGAACATACCCCAATCGCATCCGCTTATCGATACTGTCGTAGCCGTTGGTGGTTGATAACCAGCAAAGATGCCATCCCTGAATTTCAGGGACCTTCGGCAGCGCACTTTGTGTCCATTCATCGCTCCACATCTTGCGACGTTCCTGCTTTGAAATGAACGCCTCTTCGGGGGCGGCTCGTGATAAATCTTGTGAAGATCGGCTTTCACGGCCACCTGCGTTGAGGGTTTTCTTTAGACGAGAATCCATAATGTTTAGCTCCTTTTGTTGCGTGCTTCGATCGCGTAGCGTTTGATCATCTTGTTGCGTTTTTCTTGGTCATCCCAAAAACCTGCATCCTTCATTGCTCTGACCTGTTCAGGGGCCAAAACAAATTGGTTGCCATTAACGCTACTAGAGGATTCGCGACTCGAACCTGTAACCACACTTCGGGGACTCCTTCTGGAAGGCTCGTCAGTGTTTCTAGTATAACGGTGTGGTAAGCGCTTTTGCAAGCGATTATCTAGCTCGTCCCAATAATCTTGTGTTGCTGGATCCCAACCCTCGGCAACCAAGCGGTTGTCAATGACCTTGGCGATCTGAGTATCCTCATCTCCAGCCTCTGGGTCATACCAAGAATTGCGCTCCATCCAACTGTTGGCTAAACGCACCAACTTCGGATTGGCTGGCGCTGTGTCTTGCGAACCTGCGCGGGCAGCCTGCTCCTTGTAGTTGTGCATAGCTTCGAGCTTGCGTCGGCTGTCGTACCAAAGCTCTTGAGCCTTAGTAAACGCCGCGCCATCAGAGTTGTCTGTCGCCTCTTGCATCTTCTGCTGGGCGTATCGCAGACGGTACTCTTCGTCTTCCATGGCCTTTTCGTAGCGGGCCATGTCTGCACCATGCGTCTTGCGCTCAAGAACTGCGAGTCGCTCAAGCAGCTCCTGATTTTGACGTTGGAATAAGCTAAGGCGCTGGTCCTTTTCTTCATTGGTGCGTTTGATGTATTCCTTCTTGGCACGGCGGCGGTTGCGACGTGCTTCGCGGACTGCATCAGTGTCGTCAGGGTGGTCGACATCACCGTCATTGTCCTGATGATTTTCAGGCTCGCTGCTGTCATCTTCTGACTTGTCGACCATGTGGTCTGGCAAGTCAACCGTGACGGAGCCGTCTTTTTCCTCAATGACGTTGAGGTCTTCAATATTTTCTTTGGCTTCGCTCATAGGAATGCCCTCATAGCAAGTGGATCACCAGTCAACTTAGCAATCACTTCGTGATCGTTAAGGACCATAAACAAGGCGTTGTCTTCGTTCTCATCCTCACCGGGGACGTGTACTTCCCAACGGTCGCCGCCCCATTTGGGCACGCGGATGTAGTCGCCGACCTCACACCAAGACCCTTCAGGCCAGCCTAACATCGTGTCACGATGCTTGAACGCTAGCGGTCCGATCTCGATGACCTTGGCCACCATGTTTTGCCACTTTTCGGTTTCCTTGGTTTCTTCGACCAAGATAATTCCAGATGCAGTTGTTGCCTTTTTTGTACGGCGGAGCTGCACGAGCAGTCGTCCACCAAGAGGTTTTGCACCGGGATCTACGCTCGGAAAAGCCCAAGCCATCTCAGCTTCGTTAGAAGCTACCGGGGTATTACTCATTCTCGTCTTCTTTCATCAGATTGTTTAGGATGTCGAGAGCCTCCTGTAGGCCCGCGTTATGACCGACCAGCCGAATGTAAGACTCCCAGTTCGTCGCATTACCAGCAACAAGGGACGAGGCTATTTCAGCCTGCCTAGCCTTAATTCCACCAATCAAGTCCGATAGGGTTCTCATTTTTTCTTAGCCTGTGACAGACCTCCTGACTGTTTGGTTGGGGCGGTGTTGCCCTTCATGCTCTGGCCGTCAACTGGGACGCCCATAGCCATGCGTTTGTGCTGAGGCACATTGATGCTCTTTTGCTCTTGATCACTCGAAGCCATAACGTTCTCCTTGGGTTGGTACAGCCTTGGTTTGCTCGAAATTGAGCTTTGCCGCATCGCGTGTTAAACGGGCTGTCTCGATGCGTTCTTTCATCTCTTGGTCGCTTGTTGCAATGGCCAAGCGCATTTCCAGCTCTTCCATTGCCTCTTGCTGATCCTGTTGCAGCTTGGCCATGTCCATTTGGATCTTGGCCGCCAGTGCTTTGTCCTTGAGGCCCATCTCTGCCTCGTCGCGTTTGGCGCGGCGCTGGGTCTCGGCCATGCTCGTGTCGAGCAGTACCTTGGTGTCTGGCGTCATCTGTGGCTGTGGCTTGAATTGCTGCAAACCCTGCACCAATTGCTGGATCACAGGCATGATGCCCTTAAGTGTCTGATCTGCATCTAGCTCGACGTGCTGTGACGCCAAGGCAAACAGCTTGTCTACTGCCTTTGGATCGGTCTGCAAGTCGTAGTCCTCGAGCTTCTCGCCCATGGCCTTCTGAACGTAGCCTGTCATGCGGTTCAAGTACCACAAAACAATGTGCTGCTTGATGTGCTCCACTGCCTTGGGCAGGTAAGCTGGCGCAATGATGGGGTTGCCACCAAAGATCGGACTCTTCGCAAAGTCCAAGTGGGCTTGGATGTGGCCAAGGTGGTCTTGCTCTGGGTAGGCGTAGGCAGCCTGACCAATGGCCATAGCGACGTTCTCGTTGGCAGCGTCCATCTTCACTGGAGCTGGCACGTCGACCATGATTTCGTTGATCCCGGGGACCTTGATCTGCTTCAAGAACCTCTGGATCACCACCTTTTTATTGAACAGGTCTGGGTTGTCCTTCATGATGGCCATAACCGCTTGGGTTTGCGCCATACGCTGCGTTTCGCTGAAGATGTGTGGGTCTGAGACTGGAATTACGTCAGTCACGCGGGCAAAGTCCTCGCGTTTGATCTCGAGGTCCTCAACAACCTCACCACGCTGCATGTCATCCAAGTACCAGCGGTTAATTCGGCTCAAAACCTTGAGCACGCGGCCTTGAGACTCGTGCAAACGGGCGTGAATGGAGCTGAAAACGGCTGCACCCTGCTCGATCAGGGCTTGAGTCGTGCCAACAGGGGTGTTGGAGTTGACGTCAGCGATCTTTTCCTCTGCGGTGGTCACCACGCCCTTGGCGGCGTTGGTCAACCAGCCCAAAAGCTGGAACAGAACAGGCGATGGGCCATTGAAAGGCATGGGCATGGCGATCTTGCGCACGTCGTCGACACCGGGTGCGCCTTCGATCTCCACCACCTGCGTCACTTCGATCTCTTGCGACTGGCCAGAGATCTTTCCGCCCTTGAGCTTCAGGAGCGTCGCAGCATTGTTGATGTGGGCAGAGTCCAACAAGGCCCGCAAAGAGCCTGTAAGGGCCGCTGAGAGGCCTCCAATAAGCTGTGGCAGGCCAACAGCGTATGCACCACGCCAAGGAATGAACTTGAACTCAATAACCCAGTCCAATTTTGTGTAGGTGTCGTCGCCTTCTTCCCAATTTCGGTACAGGCCAATCACTTCTGTCGACAAGTCGTCGATCATCAGGATGTAAGGGGCCATTTCGCCCTTGGTGATGGGGTCGTCTTCGAGTTCAATCCATGTGTAGATGTGATAAACGCGGCGAACGGCGTCTTCGTTGTCGTTTCCTGACTTGCCTTCGACCTTGTTTGTGGCTTTTTGCGCCCCAGTCATCTCTGGGTCCATGGTGGCGCGGGTCATTACGGTGTCGCGGTACATGCCAGAGGCTACGCGGCGCTTGTAATCCCAGTCAGAGATGTCGTCTACCTCAGTAAAACGCTCTGCGGTGTAGAAGTTGCCTGCTGCATAGGGCAAAAGCACGTTGTCGATAGGCAAAAACTGTGCGCAAGGGCGGCGTTTGCGCTCGTCGTACCAGAGTTTGAGGTACTGTGAGCCACCAAGTGGGAGCTGAGTCAGCATTTGCTCTTGCTCGTCGCGGAATTCCTCGATCTGCTCAGTCAATTGCCAGTTCATGTAGTCGCGTTTGCGCTCGGCAATCTTGGTTTTGTCCTCAGTAACGTCGCCCAAGATCTTGGTTTTGGTGGGGCCGTCTGGTGGGAACATCTCTTTGATGGCGCGAGCGGCGAAGTCGATGCAGGTTTCGGCCATGACAGGGTGCACGACCTTGGATGCGCCGTTGAAGTTAGCACCACCGGGGGCATCATTCCCCATGCCCGTCCGCTTGATCCCCTCTTCGTACTGCTTGTCACGCTGCTTGCGTGCATCCTTGTCCTTTTCGACCAACTCGATGTAGCGCAGCGCCATAGCGCTCAGGTCGTAGTCCTGAATCAGGTCGCTGTCAGCCAAGTTCTGGTAGAAGTCTTCATCCTCCATCGGGCCTTTGGTGTCCATAGTCACCACGACAGAGCCGTCAGGCAGCTCCTCTAGCTCGGAGTTCACTAGGTCAGGCATGTCGACGACTTGCGTCTCTTCTTCGCCACCAGCCTCAGCGTCTTGGTTAGGGTTGCCACCGACGAATCGGTTGAACTCTGGGTCTATTGGAAATTGGGTCGCCATGTTTTATTCCTTGATCAGTCGTCGCACGCGCACGACTTGGTTGCTCTTGAAAGTCCGCCTACAGCGCCGCCAGCTTTGAAGCCTTCGCGGATGAGGTGGCGAATGTAGTCGTCGGTTAGCTCTTGGCTTGGGAGGCCTTCGTCTTTAAGGCCGAGTGCGAGGTCGTAGTACCCCGGGCCTTCGCCCCCGCCCAGCTTGTAGCTGCCTTTCTTACGCCTTGCAATGATGTCCTGTGCCCATGGCCCCCAGAAGCGCTCAGGCTTCTTTTCCTTGAACGCCCTGTGCCAGTCAGGCAGGTAGATCTCGGTGGGCGTTGGCAGCATGTTGACGCCAAGGTCTCTGCCCTCGATCAGCGTCGGGAAGCCGGGGTGCAGGTCAGGCCTGTACGTCGCTGACTTCTCCATGCTGAACAACCTCGGGCCAGCCGCAAACGTCGGTGCACTACCACCATGCTCAGGGTGCAGCAAGTATGGCTCGGTCTCTCGGATCAGAGTGTCTGAAGGCCTGAAGATCACGCCCTTGCCGCTCTTCTCGCCACCCAACGCCAAGCCACCTTTGCTAGGTGGGATGCCTTGGCCCATCATGAGGTCAGCAAGTGCTGCACGTTTCTCGAACGTGTCAGCCTCTTTCCAAATGCTTGGGTCGCGGATCTGAGCGCCTTCGCCAAAGTTTAGGGCAAGGTTGTGATTGATCTTGGCCTCGAGTTCAGGCGACAAGTTGCCAGCCTTCATGGACTCCAAGAACTGCTTCTTGAGCTTGTCGAAAACGATTGGGTTTGTCTTGAGCTGGTCAGCCGATCCAAGCATGGTGGTCCAAGCTGTCTCTGGGTCTGTCAGGTTTATGAGGCGGGACGCTGTGCCCTCGTCCATCACGCCCCAGACCTTGCCAGCGTACAGTGGGTCAGCTTCGGAGATTGCAGAGAATGGTGCGCCACCAATGTTGCCACCACCCACGCGAGTGCGGTCAGCCTGTGTGGTCGTGGTGCGCTTGAAACCCTTTTCCTTCATTCGTCCAAGCGCCTCAGAGGCTTTGATCTGTGGCTGTGACTTGATCAGCTCCGCTGCTTTCCTGCCTGCTGCTGCACGCTCGGATGGCTTGACGACGATAGGCTCTACGCCTTTGGGCGCTTCTTTGGCCATACCTAGCAGTGCCTTGATCTCGTTAACGCCTAGCTCGACGGCTTCCTTGACCTTGCCACCTTTGGACATGCCTTCTATGGGTGGTGGTACGTCAGGATTGAGTTGTTCGGCAAGCCAGTTTTCGTATTCTTGTTGCGTGATGTATCTGTTGCCAAGCTCTTTTTCAGCCTTGCTCAGTAACTCTTTGTTTGACTTGTACATTGGCGTTTGAGTTCCGCCCATCATGCCGCCAACCAATCTGTCAATTTGCTCTGCTTGCGTGTTTTTTGGCCAAGGAATCATGGACTTTTGAATGTCAACCAAATCAGTGTTTGCAAAGTCGCCAACATCAGACCATTTGCCACTGCTCACAAAGTCTTGAACATATGGGATGTAATCCGCCTTGGGTTTAGCGTTACCTTTGCCCTTGATCTGAATGATGTCTGGGGGCATAGCGGCTACTGCTTCTTTGTATTGAGGCGAATACCTTATGTTGTAACCCTTGTATCCTGATTCGTTGATGGCATTCTTCACTGCTTCAGGTTGACTTTCAAACCACTCATCTACAGGAAGCGCATAGTTGTCATATTTTTTTGGCCGAACCTCAACCGTCACATGTGGCTCGCCCTTGGCATCACGCAAGCTAAAGATGTTTGAATTGCCTTCTCTTACGTCGTCACAGTAGCCTCCAACGCAATGACCCATGGTGTCGCCTTCGTACTTCAGAGCTTCTTCTAAACGCGGGTCACGTTTTAAGGCGTCAGCTATAGCTTCATCAGCCGTCTTGAAAAAGGGTACGTTTATGTGGCCAAGCTTGTCTGGCTTACGGGGAAAAGCTTCTTTGCCATCCTCGTCCACCACTTTGTACGAGCCTGTAACGTCATCAAGTATGGCGCTATACCCTTTTGGAAGTTCTTTAGGGGGCGCAAGCTGAATCCATTTGTAGCCTTCAGGATACTCTTTAAGGGTTGGCATGCCCTCAGTAATCTTGGCTTGCGCCTGAGCCATCTTCTTGGCCATCTCTTGGTCGTACTCAGCCGTGCGGCGTACTGCCTGCTCCATGCTGACCTTGCTCAACTGCTCAGGGCGGATGCGGCCAGAGGCCACGTCTTGACGCAACACATCCATGATGTGATTAAAGCCAAGATCTTGAGTAAAGTTTACAGACTCCATTGGAGAAATTCCATAGACTTTAGTGAACGGATCAACCTTCTCCATCCACGGCTCACCCTTGCCTCTGTTGATCATCTCACCAGCCGTTCCAAAACCTATTGGCTTGTCTGCCTTGCTTTCATACAACATGCCTTGCCATGATTGCCCATACGGCTCAGGGAATCCAGCCTCTTTGCGTGTTTCTCGTACTGCGCTCATATTAAGCGGCATACTGGCATCTTTAGGCAAATGGCTGATGCCTTCTTCCGCTAGCTTACGCACTGGATCATCTGGCGTGCCCATGTCCTTCTTGACATAGTTGGTCAAGTTGCTTTGCACCCATTTGTTCAATGCGGCTTCGTTTGCCCTGCGTGGATTGTTTATATCGCGCTCGAGGTGCTCGGCTACTCTGGCTGCACCACCTTTGTAATCAGGCTGGCTAGCGGCTTCTTTGAGTTCTGCAATACGCCTCATGGCCGCAGCATCGAACTCTGGGCCATATGGAATGTTTACGTTGTTGATGATGCCCTTTTGAATCAAGGGATCAAGGACCTTTTCAACACTTCCACTTAGCCAGTTGCCACCCTTGGGCTTGACGACGTTCACAGCAGGCTGGCCTGCGGCTTGGACAAAGTCCCTGCCAGCACGAGCGACAGCCTTAGGCACAACCGTGGCAGCCCTGAACCCAGACAGTGGCCCAGTGTAGAAGCCACCACCTAGCGTGCCTAGTCCCGTAGCCGCACGGCTTACAGGCGTGTCGGACCTGAAGGGCAGGCGCTTCTCGATGTCCTCGGACGTGGGCAAGATGGTAGGCGACTCGTTGCCTGTGATCAGCTCATATGGGAGGCGGGCGAAGGACTCAAGGTCCCCCGGCATCCCCAGCGCACCAGCCACAAACCCCCGCGCCAGATCCACGGGCACGTTCTTGGCCGCCTCGCGGTCCTGCTTGCTGCGCTTTGGCTTCATCTGTGGGAACACGCCAAACGCTGCACCCTCGTCATCCTTCTTGACCTTGCCACCCTTAGCGTAAGCTGGGCCTTCAATGATCTCGCCACCGTCCTTCATGTCAGGAACGGTGTTGAATATCTCGCCACCAGCAGCGTGCGACTGAGCGACGTTCCTTGCCGCCTCTTTGACGCTCTCGCCCTTGTTGACGCGGTCTACGATCTTGTTCAGTGTTGCGTTGTCAGTCTTGAGGCCGTTAGCTTGGGCGGCCTCGACAAACTCGCTGCCATCGATCAGCGCAGCAGGCTTGACCCCACCACCAGCGGCGAACTGCTGCACCTTCTTGTGCCACTCATACGCCCGCCCCTCGTATTCTTTGGGGATGCCACCACCAGCCATGGCCCACTCTTTGAGGGATTGCTTTTTAGGACTACGTTCGGGGTTGGTCATGCTCGACACCTTTCGATGGAATGCCGTGATCATAAACGCTAGGCGGTGTCAAGTCCATCCGCTGTTCAAGCCAGACGTCAAACATGCGGCGTGCCCATGCCTTGTCGATAGGCTCACCCCATCGGCTGATCAGCTCGAAGCGGTTAGCGCACATCTCAACGCGGGCGGGTTCGGTGTTCATGGCTTGATGTAGGCGTAGGGTTCGTTGGTGCGCTTGACTGCGGCCTCGACGGCCTTCATGTCTTGCAGTACCTCACGCTGGACCAGCTCAAGGTCGTGCCTGCGCAGGTGGCCTTCAATGATGTTGACGCGCTCCACTGACCACAGAATGCGCGGGGCTTGGTGCAGCCTCAGTCGAAGGCGGGCACAGAACGTCTCGCACTTGGCGAAGTCGAACCACACCCACATGGCCACAAAGCCCCATGGTGCTCGGCTCAGGTTCAGGCCCAATTTAAAGTAGCCGCCCTCTGGTTTGAAATGGATCATGTCAGCCTCACAGCTTGTTTTCGTCAATGCGGTGGTCGCCGCACCAGTCCACTGGGTAGACGGGCACAAAGCCGTTCATGGTCGGGGCGTGGCGGCGGCATCGGCCAATGACCTTGAGCGGATTGACGTCCGAGTCTGCCGTGCCCACTCGCGACTTCTGCTTCTCAACGTACCAGATGCACGTCTGGCACTTTAGGCCATCGGGGCGGTATGCCCATGGGTCGATTGGTTTGGTGTCGGTCATAGTGGTCTCCTTAGATGGCGTATGGATTGACACGGCGCACGCGGCCAGTGTCAGCGTAGTCGTCTTCATCCCAGTCTTCGTCGGGCGGCGGGTCGATGTCCAGCCAGCCAGCGTCGCGCAGGTAGCGCAGGGCCTGCGTGCAGGCGTCCACGAGGTCGTCGTGCGTGGTCTCAGGGAATGAGCAGATCTGGCTCACAAAGCCCTCGGCCCAGTCCTTGACGTAGCCCTTGCGGTTGTCGCTCTCAGGGATCCACACACGGCCACGGGCGATGATGTTGGAGACGATGTTCAGGCGCTGCATCTTGTCAGCCCGCCCGGGGTTGTAGGCACGCACAGGCAAGTGCGCCCTCTGCAAGTCTTGGATCAGCGAGATGCCTGCGCTCTTGTCCTCGATCAGCAGCAGGTCCACTCGTTTGCGGTCCTTGCCCTCGCCGAAGACGGTCTCGTACTCCTCGAGCACCTTGGGGCGCAGGTCTGGGTACTGCATGCGCTCTTGCCAGCAGTCAATGATCATGGCCGACATTGGGCCGTCCTGTGGCTTGAACACGCCAAACGTGATGCAGGCCGTCGGGTCGTTCTGGACCTTCTCGCTGGTGGCCACGTCGTAGCTCTGGAGGATGTACTCGAAACGAGGGAAGGGGCGGCCAGCAGGCCAGAGCTTAAACATGTCGCGTTTGACGATGCCACCCTCTTCAGGGTCAATGATCTCGGCGTAGATCTCCTGCCGCCCGAGCTTTGTGCCCTCATAGGACAGGATCTGCTTGCGGAAGTTGTCAGACAGGTTTGCAAGGTTGGCGTAAGTCGAGGCGGTGGTCATTACCACGTCGTCACCCTCACGGCCAAGCAGCTCAATGATCAGGTCCTTGGGGCGCGGTGTCGTGGTGCAGATCATGCGGGTGCGCTTACCTAGTCGCATGCCGAACTGGATCTGATCCCACGCCTCTTGTAGGTAGTCCCACGCGGCTAGCTCGTCGCACCATCCACCATGGAACTGCGGGCCACGGAAGCGCTCAGGCTCTGAGGCTGGGATGCCCTTAATCAGGCTGCCATTGATCAGGCGCAACTCGTGGTACTGCTTGTTGTAGTCAGCGATCAGGCTCTTGGGGATGATGGTCAGCAGGCCTGAGTCACCCTCGAAGCAGGTCGCTTTGACGTCAGCGCTTGTTGGGGCGGCCACCAGCCACCGCGTCTCTGGCTCTTCCCATGCCCACCACGCGATCTGCTCGGCTGCTGTGCGGGTCTTGCCAGCGCCCCTGCCAGCTAACATTAGCCAGATACTCCACCAATCACCATGGGGCAGCGTCTGGTGCGCGTGCTGGGTCTTGAACCAGCTCATGCGCCACGCCCATGCAAGCCTGAACTCGGGGCTAGCCAGCGCGAGGCTCTTCTGAACCTCTGGGTCAGCCACGATCTCAGCGATGTCACTCATTCGCGTTGACCTGCTTCTTCAGCTCTGTATTCTTGAGGATGGCAGACAGCAGGTTCTCGGCCTCCACCTGCGCCTCCACCTTAATAGGGTTGCCACCGTCGCCACCGAGCTGGACCTTGTTGCCATAGCGCTTGGGGTCCCAGACGGCTAGCAGCTTCAGGCGCGTCTCGATCTGGAGCTTCCTATGGCCAAGCATGTCGTCCTCGGTCACCGTCATGCTGTCCTCCTCCTCACCAGCGCCAGAGCTGAAAACCTTCTTTTGGCCAAGGTGCGGCGTGTTGGCAATCTCGAGGGCCTCCTCAGCCAATGCGTCGTAGCCCATTTCGCGTGCGCGTGCGAGGCGTGTGGCGAACTCAGGCCGAGCAACGACCCAATCGTACACAGTCCTCCAAGCTGGCATCCCCTCCATCCTGCATACCTTGCGAAGGTTTACACCATTGGATACGAGGTCACAGATCTGGTCTGCTATCTCTTCTGTGTACTTTGATCCTGATCCCTTTGGTGCTCCCATCTTCTTTGGGGCGATTACAGGCTCTACAGGGACTTCGTACACTGCGGGGCGTACGATCTTCTCTGCGCGTGTTGTTTTGCGCGTTGTAGCGCGTTTTGATGGCTTTGCGGCGGTTTCTGGCATTACCTTATTCCTCGTCCGATTAGATGCACCGTATGGTAACCGAATCGATTAGCTTTTGGAATGCTAGCGGCTTATGCCATAACAAAGCGAATCGGTTTCATTTCGCTTGCGGTTCGCTATAGTTTGTTGGCCTGCGCTCATCTCAGGTTAAACAGTCGCACGAGCAAGCCAGTGTATGTAACCAACACGACTGGGGACTGGCGCAACATCCAAGTGGGCGAACCAACCATCGTGTTACTTGTAACCAATCCTCATGCGTGTTGGCCCCCGTTTTGTCTACACGGTCGGGGGAACCGAATCGGTTTAGATTCGCTTAACGCATGATGTCAGGCATCATGCACACAACTACTAAAAACACGATGAACATTGTACCAATAAACCAGCGACTGAGCAACGATTCCTCGGGCTGCTGGCTTGGTAAATCTTTCATCATCTCGTTGATCTCTTGGCGGTTCATTTATTTAATCTCGTTAGATTTTGACGCCATGACCACTGAGTCCATAAGCGCCCTAATTGCTCTAGTCCTTTCATCAGGCTGGACCTCTGCTGGCACGTCCATGAGGTAGCGGTAGTCCTTCGGGTCGACTACAGACATCTCGAGGCCCTTTGGCCCGTTAGCTGCGATCCTGATGAACCCTGTGCCATGTATTACGGCGTTCATGTATGCCTCGTCGAAAACCTCGACCCAGTCCTTGCTTTTTTCAGACACTGCTTTGCTCCTTAACTCTGGCCACCCTCACGCGGATGTGGCCCTCGCCCATATGGTGCATGAGCAGGTGAACAAACGTCTGGCTCATGGTGGTGGTGTCGATCTCGATGTACGCCTCTTGGCACACCACAAGGCCGTCGCTGATGATCTTGGGGTTCTCATGCGTGATGGTGCGCTCACGCACACTGAAGGTAGGCAACGTCATGCTGCCACCTCTTTGATGTACTTACGCACCATGCGCTTGTC